AGAAAAAAATTACATATTGAGGATACGATAGGTATTAGAAGACATGTTGTTCCTAATTTATCACCATTTGATTTTGTATCAACATTGTTAGACGACTCAATATCTAAAGTGAATGGATCGCCACATTATTATTTTTTTGAAAACACAAAAGGTTTTCATTTTAGAACACTACAAAGTTTATATAATCAACCAGTCACAGCATTTTTTAATGATGGTGATGCTGGAACCGTTTTGAATGAAGGTAAAACAAGAGACATAGAAAAAGAGTTTAATACTGCATTGTCATATGAACCTTCATCACAAAATGACATGCTTGCAAATATAATGGGTGGCATGTTAGGTAGTACATTTATCGAATACAATTTATTTCATAAAAAATATGCAATAAAAGAATACGGATATTTTGATAATTTTAGAGACTTTGAAAGAGTAAATGCAAAAACTATAAGTCGTGATAATCCTATATATAGTGAAGGAAGCGTTGATGATTCAGATAACAACGTAGGAGATTTTAAGAGTGCAAGAATTTTTCTTCAACCTAATAGCATTAACGAATCAAATCAAGGTGATGCAAGTCACTACAACACAAACACGACATCATATTCTTTCAGTCCAAACAATAAATCCAAATCAATCTCACATAATATGGCAAAAATGTTTGAATTAAATTCTACAATATCAGCAACTATGCAAGTCAACGGACATTGTAATTTATCAGTTGGTAATATAGTTCATGTATCAAGACCTAATGGAGGATCAGGTGAAATTGATGAAGAATTTTCTGGTAAGTTTTTAATCACAAAACTAAGACATGTATTTGATCAAGGAACAAGAAAACATGAGGTTTTAATGCACGTTGCAAAAGACTCATCAGTTGGTGTTGATAATGGGCCTGTAAAACAAATCAAAGGTAGAAATCAACCCACAATTAGGATATCAGAATATTAAGGAGGTGCATCTATAAACATTTATATTATTCTATACACATAGTCAAGGAGTTCGATAATGACAAACAAAAGAAAAACACGATTACGTAAAATGACCTTTTTAAACACACACCGACTATCAGATACGAATGAGGATAATAAATATCAAGTAGAAAGAGAGTTTATAGACAAAAAACATGATTACTTTATCACAATTAGTCCAAGAGTTGCAAGAGGGAGTTTACGATCCTAATATATTCAAAGCAATATTTCTAGCAGGTGGCCCTGGTTCTGGCAAATCATATGTTGCAAAAAGAACATTAGGTGGTGAAGGCATGAAAGTGGTAAACTCAGATGATGCTTTTGAAAAACTACTTAAAAAAGCAGGTTTGTCTTTACGAATGCCTAAAAGGGAAAAAGAACAAAGAGATGTTGTTCGAGGACGAGCAAAAGAGTTGACAACTACCCGTCAGACCAATTATATTGAAGGGAGACTGGGTTTAATCATAGACGGAACAGGTCGTGATTACGATAGAATTACAAAACAAGCATCAGAGTTGCAAGGTTTGGGATATGATACTTATATGATATTTGTAAATACATCATTAGAAGTGGCATTACAAAGAAATGAAAAAAGGGCAAGACGAGTTGAAGATAGTATTGTAAAGTCGTCATGGAACTCAGTACAACAAAATATAGGTAAATTTTCACTATTTTTTAAAAATGGTTTTATTGTGGTTGATAATAACAGGGCAGACGAGGATGTCATGCGAGTGGTTTCTAAGAGAGTAAGATCATTACTAAAGAAACCAGTACAGAATGGTAGAGCGAAAGCATGGATACAAAACGAGTTACGAAAAAGAAAAAGATAAGAATACTTACACTACGATACGGTACTAAATTTGGATCATGGTGGGAAGATAATCTAAAATATATGATAGATACTTATTCGAATTTAGAGTATGATCAATTTATCACGGTAAAAGAAACTTACCCTATATTTGAAGACGATGATAATAAGATGATGAATAAACTTGTATTATTTGATAAATTTAGAGATAATAATCATATTAATATCTATTTTGATTTAGATGTCATAATCAAAGGAGATTGCAACAAGTTTTTAAGAGAGGATTTTACACTATTAGATACAAAATCATGGGCCTTACCTGAAACTTACGACAAACATGGTGGATTGTGTTCAGACATTATGTCATGGTCAGGTGATTTATCAAAAATATATCTTGACTATATTGATGAAATAGATTATAATTATCTCAAATGGCCGTACACTGATAGTTGGTTTAATAATTACAAACATAATCGATACACTACGGGTTACACATCTATAAGATGTAAAACAAATTTTGATGATCATGATGTTGTATGTTTTAACGGACATGCATCAACAATGGCTAAAAGAGGTTGGTGGCAAGAATACACACAACCTATTAAACCATATTGGGAAAGTGCAGAGATATGAAAGTATTAATATTAGGTGGACACGGATTTATAGGTAGTCATATATCAAATATTCTGAAGACACAAGGACATACAGTAGGTATCGTAGATTGTTATCATAGATATTATACGTTTCCAAAAAAAGAATACGATAAGGTGTCAAAGATTCGTATTGCACATTCAAACGCAGATTATTTGTATAATGGTCAAATAGAAGATGTGCCATTCATGGAAAATACATTCAAATCATTTCAACCAGATGTTGTCATACATGTGGCGACATATCCTAACGCATACATGGTAAAGAGAAATGTAATTAATGCAACGAGTAATATGATTAGTGCTACTGCAATTGTATTAGATTTATGCGTGGAGTTTGACGTTAAGAAGATAGTATTTGCATCTTCATCAATGGTATATGGTGATTTCAAAGAAGACGCACCGTCAGAGGATGCAGAAACAAATCCACTTACACTATATGGTTCATATAAACTACAAGGTGAAAAAATGTGTAAGATTTGGCATCGTGAAAAAGGTTTAGATTATGTAATCATGAGACCATCAGCATTATACGGCACCCGTGATATGATAACAAGAGTCATATCTAAAATGACTGAATCAGCATGTTTAAATAATATAATAAAAGTTTATGGGCCAAATAATAAACTTGATTTTAGTTGGGTTGAAGATGTTGCAAATGCATTTACTACAGTGGTAACATCAGACATAAAAAATGAAGTGTTTAATTGTACAAGAGGATATGGAAGAAGGATTATTGACGCTGCAGAAATGATACAATCGCACTTTGGTGCAAAGATACAATTACATCCACATGATAGTTTTTATCCAAATCGTGATACACTGAATAGTGATAAACTAAAAAATATGACAGATTGGAAACCAAAGGTTGATATTGAGGTAGGTATACCAAAGTATCTAAAGTATTTTGAAGAGATATATGATTCAACAATTTTACCTAGATAGATTATATTTTGATAATGATGGTGACATTGAACATGGTTATAAAATTGTTAACAGTGATGGTAATTACTTTGATCTTGATTTTATTGAAGAACAAATATTAAAGTTTGTTAATCGTAAATATGCAGTGGCAGTATCAAACTGCACAAATGCATTGACACTAATTTTAATGTCAAAAAACTACCCTAAGAACTCTTTGATTGCATTACCTTCTTACACATATAGAGGAACAGCGAGTGCGATTGAATTGGCAGGTCACATACCTGTTGCAATAGATATTAAAAATAACTATCATATCAATCAAATAGATCTACAAAAGAAAAAATATTTTAAAGATATAAAGGCAATGATTGCTGTATCTTTATTTGGTAATCCTTTAGATAAAAATAAATATTGGAGTTTTTGTCATGAAAATCAAATAGATTTGATTGAGGATGCGGCTCAAAGTTTTAGTGCATGGAATAGTGGTACTGTTGGCATGGCATCAGCGCTTAGTTTTTCACCAACAAAACCATTTCCCGTTTTAGGTCATGGTGGAATGATACTTACCGATGATCAAGACATTTATCTATCATGTAAAGAGAATAGAAAGAAGTACAATTTTTTTATGGACTCAAAGGATGCAAGAACTTTAAGTTTATTATTAGGTAGATATGATGAATACAATGAGAGAAGACACAATATTGCAGATTTTTACACACGTAACATAGATTCAGAACATACAATGGTTGCACCCATAGAGGACTTTGGGGGTAACTCATTTTCTAAATTTATTGTTCATTCTAAAAAAAATTTACTTAATTTAAAAGATGTACAGGTACTTAAACATTATCCTTATCTCATTGAAGAAACACCTAATGCAGAGAGATTAAGGAAACTAACATATTCATTACCGATTGATCCGTATCTAGAAGACGAAGAGTTATCTAAAATTGTTGATGCGATTAATCATATGCCGACTTAGCTCAGTGGTAGAGCAGTTGATTTGTAATCATCAGGTCGAGAGTTCGAATCCCTCAGTCGGCACCACACACCTGCCTTGTCAAACTAACAATTGTAAATCACATTGTTTTGATATAAATTATTATGACAAGGAGACAACATGTCAACAATCACACATTTTTTTAAATTATTTAAATACTCTTTTTCCGATAAATATTTTTGGGAAAGAAAACAAGCAGAGACAGAAAAATTCTTATCGACTGCAACTGATCAATACGATTTAGAGTTGAAACAGAAACAGTTATCAAAGAGTAAAGGATTTTATGTCTAATAACAAGAAAGGTGACTGGGTATATTCACATGGAATATGGCACCCAGTTTATAAATGGTAGTAATATGTCACAAATTTTTAAATGGTTCAAGTCACTTGGTCAAACTTTTGGTGGGCATGATATTAGTGCTGTGGATTCAAATCTTGTTCGCTACTACAGAACTGAGTATGGTTCAAGGTGGAAAGAAGAACTTAATCACCACTTATACAATAAAGTTCAAAAAAAAGGATAACCATGAGAAAACCAATCTGGGCTGGAGTGACCACAAACACCCCTATATTTAACTTCAAAGTTAATAAAAAATTCATCACATTTAAGTAAATCCCCTACCTGACAGATTGTCGCAGGGGGTTTTACCCTTATTTTTCAACACTTTTCACGCCAAATTAATTCTTGACATCATACCCATTGCTTGATATTCTAATATTGTATCAAAGAGAGGTATATTATATTATGAAAGTATCAGAAATGGCAAAAATCTTAAACGCAATCAAAAGTATGCGTAAAGAAGAGTTGAATTGCGTTGTTAACGCAGTAAATGAAGCACGAAGACGTGTATCAGTGTTTGCATCAACAAATTTTACTGTTGGTCAACAAGTTGAGTTTGGTAGACCAAACGGAAGAAAACACATTGGTAATATCATAAAGATGAACGATGTGAAAGCAGTTGTTAAAACGGAAAGTCAAACATGGCGTGTTCCTTACTCACTTATGAGAGGGGTAGCATAATATGAGATATAAAGAAAAATGGAAGATGGTGTTTAAATCACACAGTGGTAAATGGAATACTTTTTCATTCTACGATTATAAAGAATGTGTTGGTTTTAAAGATAAACTTCTTAATGCTTATACTTGTTCTGAGATTAAGATTTTTCACTATGAGTTAGTGGGTCTTAACATTGGTCAACCTAGATGTGTCTTTGACGCTCAAGGTTTGATTGACTATCAAACTGCTGTTGAGGATGTAGAGAGAATATCTCCACATATATTTTAATATGGGTATTTGGTCAGAGTTTGCAGAGGAGGGTCTTATGAGTATTAAAAAAACTAAACCACAAAAATCAAGAGATGCAAAAAGGTATGTGTTATCTTCACGTGCCAGAAATAAAGTATTAGGTGAGATAAAAAAGTCATCTAAAAAATCAATGCGAAAGTATAGTAAAGAAATGATTAGTCAACAAACAGATCCAAGACACAATCAGTGGGGTGTTGGTGGCGAACCAACGGACAAAAGATATTGGGATTCACATTATGCCTAATGATAAAGATAAATTAGAAGAGTTTAAAGTAGAACCTATTACATTTACAAGGGTCACTTTAGAAGTTGAAAAAATACGTATTGATGATATACTAGATCAATATCGTAGAAAAATGCAAGATAGACCTCTTAAAACAAATGAGAATGAGAACATGAAAATTTTTGAGGGATATATGCAAGGATTACATTTTATGGAAAAAGTTATTATGGAGGCGACAAATGAGCAATCAAAGACCAGGCAAATTCACTAAAAAACTAGACTCAGGTATGGACGCAATGAACCTTAAAAAGTCATTGTATCTGGCCGCAACAGCACTAGAAAATGCAGATAAAGAGGACGAAGCATTTTACTTTCATCAATTAGTAGAGTGGATTCAAGACGGAAACAACCTGCCACTTGAAGGGCCAGAAATGGAGAAAGCACTTGGCCTCTAAAAAATCTTACACATATCATCACAATTCACGTATTGCAAAATACTTTGCAGAGAGACGTGGTGGAAAATATCTTGGGTTTATGGGTAGTTTAGATTTAGATACAATGATTATCAAAGACAATAATCATGACAAAAATATACGTGTTAAGAAATCTGGCGCATATGTAGTTGAATATGACAAATGATATTATTGAAAGTATTATTGATGTAGGAAGTGGTTTTCTACTTGCAATTGTCATACAATTACTGATATTTCCATTGTTTGATCTATATCCAAGTATATTAGACAGTATGGGTATTGCTTTGATATTTACTGTGGTATCCATGACAAGATCAGCATTATGGCGTAGATATTTTAGAAAACGAAGAGTATGACAGATGAACAAATAAAAGAACTATTAAATATGTTCACAAATCTACCAGACCCCGAACAACAACCTAGGGTATTTGATTATTATGTACGAGTTTACAAATTTATGAAAGGTATACGATGAAAGAATTTATTATTGCAGTTATATTATTTGTATTTCTAATTCTTGGAATACTATATACTAAACCTGCAACATGGTTTTATCATACACACGAATGTGATGGTGGAATCGGCGGAGGTTGTAATTTATCAACAGGCGAAGGCAATATTCTAACTAAATGGAGGCAAAAATGAGACAATTAACTTACGATACATGGAACAGTATTATGGATGCCAATTGGAATCCATTACGACATATAAAAGACATGCAAGTACGACATTTGGTACTACAATTATTGGCATGGATGTGGTGTATAACATTTTCACTATATTTCGGATCATTTGTAATATTTGGATATACTGCTGTGGCACACTTTATTATCATTCTAGCAGTGGTAGTAACAGTCGCTACATTTAAAACAGCGGAATCTTTTAAAACGCATGACGGAACACTGAAATACGAGGAGGCACAGGCTCCTAGTAAATACGAGGATATTTGGTAGAATGGCGCAACCAAATAAAGACATGTATTACAATCCAAATCTCAATGTAAAAGAGTGGTGGAAAAGAATACCTGATAGTTCAGATTATGGAACAACAAGTCATAGAATAAGATATAGTTATGAAATATGCCCAAGTTGTGAAGCTGATCTAGTAAATAATAAATGCGTTATATGTGAGACAACAGAGGATGAATAAAATGAAAAATTATAATAATAAGATCAAACTATCAGAGGAGTTATATCCCTTTAGACATATTATAGAAAAGTTGATTGAAAAAGACGGTATAACAAAGTTTCCGCTAGTACGTAATAATAAAAAGTTCAAAAGTAATAAAATTAGCAGTATTACAATCAATTAGAGAGACATGTGGAAGAGGAAGAGTGGTATGATGAATGCCCTCTATGTGGCGAAGATATAGAAGAATGCGAGTGTTTTGACATTGGATAAAATATTAGTTGTTGGTGATAGTTATTGTATGAATTACATAAAGATGAGGAATAGACTTCATTTAGAAAATAAAGAACCATACATTTTATATCATCCTACACTTAATGTTCCCACAGAATTTGAGTGGAAATATACAAAAGAGTATCCTATTTGGCCAGAAATTGTCGCAAAAAAATATAATATGAACTTAATTAATTTATCTGAATCTGGTGCTGGCAATTATTCTATATTTTCTATGGCGCTTGACGCTATTGTAAAAGAAAAACCGGATAAATTAATAGTCGCTTGGAGTGGTTGGGATAGATTTGATTTTGAAGCTGAAGAAGTTAAAATGAAAACTAGAATTGTCTCTAATAAAATAGAGAAGAGTGAAACATTTTATTTAAAACCTAAAAATAATACAAGAACTGCTTGGATTAGATATCACCCTCAACCTTGGGGAAATCCTAATGATGAAAAGAATAATACGAGTTGTTTACGAGACATTGAAAATGTAGGCGGATTTAAAATGGTGGCAGGTGTTAATATGTTTATGAGATTGGCCTATTCTTTACAAGAAACATGTAAGTCTTTAAATATTGATTTGAAAATGTATCAGTCTGTAAGACCCTTTTCAGCTGTAGAAGATAAAAGAGAAGCTGTAAAACTTGTTTTAAGAGATTTATTTTTAGATAAAATTGATGATAAAATATTCAAAGGATTTCCTATACTAAATTATATTGGAGGCAGTTGTTTCTCGGATATTATTTACACTAATGATAGAATACATAATATATCTTATTATGACGGACATCCTAACAAAACAGGACATGAAAAGATAGCAGAATATGTGGCAACCTAAAGAATTAAAACTGTTTATTGATATAACAACTCAAACAATAGCATTCAAACATATAAGAAACGCCGCCTACACACATACATTAGAGCATATACTCACAGTAAGCTCGCTCGCTAGGGGCTTCCAATGAGTATTCCACAGTATAAGAACGATATTGGTGTACAATCCATAGAAATCGGAGTACGCAACTTTCAGTGTATAGGGGAAACACCACCAATGGATCATCCACACATATACTTAACTATGGGAAGTGGTATCAGTAAGGTATGTCTATATTGTAACACAGAATACGTTCTAAACAAGAAACTTTCACGTGAAGAGACAATACCCGAGGGATGCTGGCATGGTGATGTAGATGAGACATTATAGTAACTGGCATCACATTATAGGATATGTACATCATAAAGGACACATATTCGGTCATATTCTCAGAGTAAACGGAAAGAATGTACAGTATATACCTGTGCCACATATTTGCGTACAAATATATAAAACCCTCAAAAAAACATTAGGTAGTGTTCTTTAGAGTCTGCGGCCTATCGGCAAAATTTTCACAGTATCCTCAGAATTATTACAGAAATTCCATCTGCGGCCAAATAAACCCTTGACAAAAGCCCGAACCTGTGGTAGAATAGGTTATGTGCCTGGGGGTATAGTATAGCATTACAGCATAGTATTCACGTATATACATTAACCCTTGACAGATGGTACAAACTATGATAGTATAAAGAAGTATTACAGGTACATCACAGTATGTTCGAGTGACCTGTGAAACATCGCAGCAAGGCCCGTTAAGGTAGCATGGTGGCCCACACAGACGACAGTATATCCTCTCAATCGGATAAAGTCGTTAAAGTTCCTCAATCGAGGTGTGGGGTGGAAGTCGGGCCTTCTGCATTACATGAGTCAGGTTGACACACCCGCCTAAAGAGAGCCACCTGGCCGTAATCTATAAATGCAATTGTAGATTCAACCAATATACTGCGACACTACCTACCCCCTCCCCCCCTAAAATCTCTTGACAAACCCGTAGGGATGTTATATAATAAAATTATATCGAAAGGATAAATTATGGGAAAAGTTAAAGCAATGTACATGGAACAAGAAGAACAGATCATGGAGTGGTATTATGACGGAATCACTCTTGAAAAGGCAAAGCATCTAGCGGAATTGTCTTTCGGTCCTTCAGTAATCGATTTAGTAGAGTCTATCTACACATATGGCGAAGACTATGAGATGATGCAATCTGAGGGTGTTCCTATATGATGCTTCCACCAGAAATGAAAGCGTTGTTTATTACATCAATGGCAATCGTATTTGTATTAATCATATTTGGAGCGTAAAATGGTACGTCTATTGACATTTCTATTGTTTAGTATATCATTCTTCATAATGCTTGGCATAGTAGCAACTGCATGATGATAGAATACGCAATGATACTCTTTGCAATACTGTTAAATGATGTTTTAGTCAACATTCTCTGACCAGCGAGCATTCTCGAAGCGTCTCGAAGCATCTTTATTATACTCTGATGTATATAAGGGCGGCGGCGCACTGAACTTTTCTTATAAATAAACATATATTAGGAGTATTGACATGTCAAAGTATTTTTTATTATCATCTAACCATAACGATTTTTCATCTCTGGCAGCATATGTCATCGGAAAGACATTTGGTTACCACGATAACTATATCAATAAGTCGGAGGTTTCAAGTCCGTACAAAGATTGGAATGTTTTTATCGAACAAACTACTGGTTCTGATACAATCAATAATATTTCAAACATGAGCACATGGTTGTCAACTCTTTATGATAACGTCAACGCAGATAATATTGAAGATTTTTCTACACCTCTGACAGGTTTACTTTGGGAATCAAAGAAACCTGCTTCTAACGCACATTACGGTGATGTTCACGTACAGGTTGGTATCGATCCGTCTGTAAGTATTGACACAACTGACTATGATAAGGTCGTAGCAGTGACAGATTCAAAAGTAATTCACTTAACATGGAGTGATTATACTCATTCATCCTTTACAACCACATACAAAGCACGTTGTGATGCCATGGATACTAGCAATAATGTATCTGATTGGGATGAAAGATTTAAAACTTACAAAGCAAACATGGCTGCAATCACATATCCAAGTGATGGTAAGAGTTTTGTATTGTATCAAGATAAACTTTTAGACAAAGATGCGACACACTACGGTGAACTTTGCACATTTTTAGGACAATCACAGTTAGGTACATCCACCTGGCAAGGATACGTGGACGCTTATAATACTTACATAGCATCATAATCATTGACAAATCATCAAATTGATGATATAATTTTGTTATGAACTCACGATTTGATTTAAATAATTTAGAATTTGCGTTGATGCATCATTCAGAAAACAATAAATCTTTCAATCAAGCTTTAGATATAGGTTCATGCAGTAATACATTTACTAAATTTTTAACACGTTGTTTTGATGTAACACTATCATTTGATGCTAGGAATGACGTTGCTTTATTTGATGTGGAAACGACAAAAAAATTTTATGTTGTTGATGAACATGAGTTTCAAGGACTTTCTACATTTTTTGAAGAAAATTTTTTACATTGGGAAAAAAAATTTAATCGAAAATTTGATTATAGAGAGATTATGGTTGAAACAAGAACACTTGATAGTTTAAAAACTTCACCCGATTTTATTAAAATTGATACTGAAGGCAGTGAACCTTACATATTAAAAGGTGGAATGGAAACTATTTCAAAATATAAACCAACAATATTAATCGAAGAAATGAAAAATACTGATTATTCGAATATTCTATTACCATTAGGATATGAAAAGATACAACCAAACGACAGTGAAGATGATCCTGTTTACATTTATAGGAATACAAATGAATAATGCTAACTTATTAAAACAAATATCACTAAAAGATTTAAATCGACCAAAAGATCACATTCAAGTATTAGAAACTTATCCTTTTGGTGTTCGTAACATTTATGACGATGCGATGTCAATTAATATTAATCGTAAAACAGGTCAACAAGTTCCTTTACATATAGATTTAGAATTAACAACACTTGAAAAAGTGGGAGTTGTTCGTACATCCAATGTCAACGCAAGAATGACTGATTGGTATGTACATGAAGAAAGTGATTCCTATAATTGGATTGCTCGACAAGCGTGTTTACTTGCTGAACAGATTACAGCGAAACTTGCAAAGACAAAATTTGAATGTCATGAGATGTGGGGTGTGCATTACACTGAAAAAACATCGACACGAGCTCATTCACACTGGCCTTATCAGTTTGCATTTGGTTATTATATTAAGATGCCAAAGTATGCACCAATAGTTTTCCCTACTGCAAACTATGAGTACAATCCTAAACCAGGCGATCTTATTGTTTTTCCTGGCCATATACAACATGAAGTAAAATCTGTTGAAGGTGAACGCATCATGGTTGCAGGTAATCTTAAAAATACTCTCTGGTCAGTTTCAAGAAATTTTCAAAACTCATCAATCAAAGATGTCATCAAACATAACACATAAATATAGTTATGTTAAATGGATTAAAAAGAAGAAGTCAGCATTTTTTCTATGATGATACAAAGATTCCGTCAAAAGAAACAATAGATCTAATACTTCAAGAAACTTATTCATTAGTTCCTTTGAAAAATGATTTATCATGGATCAAAGCAGAAGTTTTTGGACCAGAGTATTCTGAGGATAAACATAAATTTTGTTTACAAACTGTCTGTGATTATTATGATGGTGATGAAAATGATGTTTATTCAGACGCAGGTATTGATCCGTTAAAGATAGTTGACCCGATAAATGTTTGGGGTATTGGCAGAGAAAGAGAAAAACATATTGAAGAAGATCTTATGCCAAAACTTTTAGAATACAAAAAGATTAAAAAAAGAGTACAACCTCCTCTTCTATACAATTTAGTTCAGTTTAACAATCAAGTATTAGCACCTTGGGTAATTATGTTTACTTGTAAACTAAATCGTAACGGAAGAGCGATCATACAAAATAAAAATCCAAATGACATGGATCATTCACTTCTAAAATATACAAATATTAAAAATGCGTATGTACAAACATCCATGATGGCGTTGACAATCGCAGGTTTGGCAAATGAAAATCATTTAGACTGTAGTTTTACTATGTGTTTTTTTCCAAGTAATCACAATGACAACGCATTGATTAGTACAGATGAAAAATTTTTGATGGCTGTAAGTGTTGGTGTTGCAGACAATGATGTAGATTATTCAAAAGCAGACTCAACAAAACGTAAAGAGTTTAACAAATATTCAAACATTTTTAAATTTAAATAGACATGAACAAAACAAATTTTATGGGTAAGGACGGATTTCATTGGTTCGTAGGAGTTGTAGAATCAAGAGAAGATCCAAGTCAATTAGGAAGAGTACAAGTTCGTGTCTTAGGTATTCACACAGATAACAAAACATCTATACCTACAGAGGATTTACCTTGGGCAACTGTGATGCAACCAACTACAAGTTCAGCAAACTCTGGTATAGGAACATCGCCAAGTTTTATTATTGAAGGATCATGGGTTGTAGGATTTTTTATGGATACAGAAAAACAACAACCAATTATTATGGGAACTTTACCTGGTGTTCAAAATCAAGAGGTTGATATATCAAAAGGTTTTTATGATCCAAACGGAACGTATCCATTAAGTCATTATCTAAATGAGTCTGATGTGAATAAACTTGCCAGAGGCGATAGTACACGATTAATAAAAGTACCTGACACAGTAACAGGCGAACCTTCCAATCCTTACAATGCTGTCTATCCAAAAAATCATGTGTTTGAATCTGAATCAGGTCACGTCATAGAGATTGACGATACTACAGACGCAGAAAGAATACATGTTTATCACAAGTCAGGTTCATTTGTAGAGTTTCATCCTAATGGTGATATTGTCACTCAACACAAAAATGGATTCAAAACTGTGACAGGCAATGATAATATTCATGTCACAGGTGATCTAACAATCAAAGCAGATGGTGATATAAAGATAAACGGAAAGTCAATCAATCTAAATTCTGGTACACAAGGTGCTGCACGATTAGGTGATACAACATTAGATAATGATACTGAACTCAATGGCGCCGATGCAGGTAAAATAGATTCCAGCTCTTCTACTGTAATCATTGGTGATTAGTGTATAAATACTCTTATAGGAGAGTATCTTTATGGCACACGTTTCGGGTAATTTTGGCACAGACGCACAATTAACAAACAAAAGTAGTAAGTCTGCAAGAATAAACACTGATTTAGATTTATTTTTCACAAGAAGAACAAATAAAGATGTTAGCGTTGTAGAAGATATTCAGGCTGTCAAAAGATCAATTCGTAATTTAGTACAATTTAATCCTCATGAGAAACCATTTCACCCAGAGATCTCATCAGGTGTTCGTGATTTATTATTTGAAAATATGTCACCTGTCACCAGTGTTGTACTTGCAAGAAAAGTAGAAGACGTAATTACAAACTTTGAACCTCGTGCTAGACTACAATCTGTAAGAGCGATACCAAGATTTGATGACAACGCATATGAGGTCACTGTTGATTTTTACGTTAGAAACTACCCTACAGAATTAGTAAACTTAGACCTCTTTCTAGAGAGATTACGATAATGGCAACGACTGTAAATAAAAAAAATTTAAGAGTAACGGAACTTGACTTTGATGAAATAAAAGATAATTTAAAAACTTTTTTAAAAGATCAAGATGTTTTAAAAGATTACGACTTCGATGGTTCTGCAATGAACATATTGTTAGACACACTTGCATACAACACTCACTATCTTGGTTACAATGCAAACATGGCTGCAAATGAAATGTTCTTAGACACAGCAGGTTTACGTTCATCTGTGGTATCACACGCAAAAACTTTAGGTTATGAAGTTCAATCTGCCCGAGCACCAAAAGCACAAATCAACGTGACAGTGGTTTCTGATCAAACATCTATCACAATGCCAGCAGGTACAAAATTTTCAACAACATATGATGGCACAGATTACAATTTTGTAACAGCGAATGATATACAAAGATTTAAGTTTGGTAATTCTGTTAACTTTGATTCTATAGATGTTTTTGAAGGTACATACATTACAACAAGATATACAGTTGATACATCAGACTTAGAACAAAGATTTTTATTAAGAGACAATCGTGCCGATACATCCACACTAAGAGTCACAGTTCAGAACTCATCTACAGATACAACTTCAACAACTTATACAAAGGCAACTGATATTACACAATTAGAATCTACATCTACAGTTTATTATTTACAAGAAACTGAGGGAGGTCAATTTGAAGTTTACTTTGGAGATGATGTGGTTTCAAAAGCAGTAGCAGATGGTAATATTGTATTTTTAACATATGTTGTTACCAATAAAACTGAAGCAAATGGTGCATCATTATTTAATCCACCAAGTTCAATTGGTGGCGAAACAAATATTTCTGTAACCACAGTATCAAATGCAATTGGTGGTGCAGAACCTGAGACATTACGATCAATAAAATTAAATGCACCTTTGAATTATGCATCACAAGGTAGAGCTGTAACAACATCTGATTATGAGTCAGTGGTCAAAAGAGTTTTTGCAAATACACAAGCAGTTTCAGTTTTTGGTGGAGAGGACGGAAGTTTTAATTCATCAACTGGTGTGACATCAACACCTGAGTATGGAAAAGTTTTCATATCAATCAAATCTACAACTGGTGCAAACTTAACATCATCACAAAAAACACAATTGGTAAGTGATTTAAAAACTTATACGATTGCATCTATAACACCTGTTATTGTTGACCCAGAAACAACATTTTTAAGACTTGCAATTAGATATAGTTTTGACACGTCTGCAACAACTTTAGGATCAAGTGATATTGATGGTTTAATTACTACTGCATTACAATCATACAATTCTAATACATTACAAACATTTAATTCACAATACAGAGCATCTGCTGTTTCAAAACTTATCGATGAAGCAGATAACTCTATTTTAAATAGTACAACATCTGTTAAACTTTCAAAGTTCTTAACACCAACACAAGGAACAACAACTTCATATAGAATACCTTTTAACAATGCGTTATTACACCCAGAGGATGGTTATCTAGCATCAACTGGTGGTGTTGTTTCATCAACTGGTTTTAGAGTAGGAACAGATACAACATCAGAGTTTTTCTTTGATGATGATGGTCAAGGTAATTTAAGAAGATACTCAATCGTTGGAACAACAAGAAACTATGCAGACTCAAACGCAGGCACAATAGACTATGATTCTGGTTTGATAACAATTAATAATATTAATATCACTGGTGTTCTTAATGTAGATAATTTAACATCATCACAAATAAGAATTATAGTGACACCTAATTCAAATGATATTGTGCCAGTAAGAAATCAAATATTAGAAATTGATTTTGTTAATACAAGTTTAAATGGTAATATCGATACAGCCACAACATCAGGCACAACTACAACAACCACTGGCTCTGGAACAACTGCCACAACCACTGTGACATCATCAGGTGGCACGTCAAGTTATTAATGAATAAAAATGAGTCATGATCCTAAATTCAATAAAAAGATATCACCTCTTATAAAAGGTCAACTACCAGACTTTTTACAAGACTCAGATTTCGAAACTTACAGAAACTTCGTAAGAGACTTCTATAAATTTTTAGAGTCTGCGAGGATGAAGTTTACTTATACTACAAACTACCTTGTTTTAGAACCTGTCACTAAATCTTATGTTTTAGAAGAAACAGATGATAACAGAGTTGTATTAGAAGACTCAGTTGAATTTACAGTAGGTGAAACAATAGTAGGACAAACATCAGGTGCCGAAGCAACTGTGCTTGTTAATGATGCAAGAAACTCTCAAATCTATATCACATCAAATCAAAGGTTTGAACTTGGTGAAATTGTTAAAGGAAATACATCAGGTTCTGAAGCAACATTAGATGAATACAAAACAAACCCTGTTCAGAATATTCAACAAATGTTGGATTATGCAAATATTGATAATACAATCTTTGAATACTTTGATCAGTTTAGAGAGGCATTTTTAAGTGTCATACCTAAAACACTTACCACAGGTGTTGCAAAAAGAAAACTTGTAAAAAATATTAAAGATCTATATTCTGCAAAAGGAACTAGAGATGGTCACAAACTTTTCTTCAGAATATTATTAGGTGAGAATTCAGAGATATTTTATCCAAATGAAAATATTCTAAATGTATCTGGTGGTAATTGGAGAGGTAAATTAAAAATAAGATGTACATCATCAGGTGCTTCTTCTAATGAAGCAGTTGGTCAAGTAATCACAGGTAGATCATCAGGTGCAACTGCAAGTGTTGATGCCGCCTCTGTGTTTCAACAAGACACAGCTTCTGTCGTTGAGTTTGATATAGAAAATGTAGTAGGATCTTTTACAAGTGGAGAGACTTTAGATTTAACATCAGCAGTAACAGATACACCTATCACATTTGTTATTAAATCAATTGTTACAAAAGCAAACATAGTTAATGATGGTATATTACATACTGCAAAAGAAGCACTGACAGTTGATAATACAAAAGGAAATGGTTTTGCAGATGTGCTTGTTAATAATATTAAAAGAGGTTCTGTATCAGATGTATTTGTTCAAACAGTAGGTAGTGGATATGAGGTAGGTGATAAACTTACATTCACAGGTGGTGACGGTATCACAAGAGCAACAGGTGTAGTATCTGCCGTTGGTGGAGGTATTACATTAGAAGATGATTCAGGTAGTTTAATTATTGATGTAGGAACAACATCTACTGTAGAACCATTTACTATTGCATTAGAATCAACAGATGTAATTGACGGTCCTTTCTATCTTTATGGAACAGCAGAGTATGATCAAAAAGGTGCTGGTAAAACTGGTTATTTCTACCCATTATATTTGACAGCGACAGGCGCTGGAGGGGCAACTAACTCACACGCACACACATTTATTGAATACCCTGGTATTACTTTTTACATGCCTAATACTGAAGCGAATCATGGAAACGAAGACTTTCCAACAGGCACGTATGATAGTAGTTCTTATACAGAATATCCACCAAAAGAAAATGATTTATTAATACTTGATAGAACAGATGTTGGTGGATCAGACGCAGGTGATAATTTATTAACAGACATAACTCAAACATCTTTAGACGCATTCCAATCAGACGAAGATTTAATTATACTCGAACATGATACTTTTGCAACTGATTCTGAAGCATCATCAATAAGAGACGTATTTTTATCTGACGGTGGTGAAGGATATGATGCACTTCCAACAATAACAGTCCAATCATCTAATGGTAGTGGTGCAAAAATTCTTGCACTTACAACTGACATTGGTGCAGTAGAATCTTTAGTGATTAATGATAGTGGAATTAATTATAATCAAAATGATAAACCTGATGTAGAGTTAATCGCACACTTTATTTTAAAAGATATTACTGGCACGTTTGAAGCAGATAATACATTGACCACACATGTTGGAACTGTAAAAAGTTTTGACTCAGATAGACAACAATTAAATACTACTTTTGAAAATAAAATAAAATTTGATTTAGAACAATCAACAGCATTTAACATACCTTTTGTTCAAGAAGGTAATAGTTCAGCAGTAAATGAAAATAATTTATTGGCAGAGGATACTCAAATAGAAGTAACAGATGATGACGATAATATTATTTTAAACGGCACAAGTGTTACAACTGAAGCAACACAATTTATTAATGTTGATGTAAAACATTTTGATGTTGCTTCTGCTAACGCACAAGATTATTTCATAGTAGATAATGTAAGACAAAAACAACTAAGATTGAAAAAAGGTAACACTTATTATTTTGATTTATCTGATTCATCTTTATTCAATGCAAACACTTCTTTAAATCGTCCTTTTAGATTTTCAACAACTGAAGATGGCACACACAACAGTGGCACTGAATATACGACTGGTGTTACAAAATCAGCATTAACAACTGCAATCGGAACTACTGGTGCATTCATACAAATAGTTGTTGCAAATGATGCTCCACAATTATTTTATTATAATCCTAATAATAGCGGTGAAGGGGGAAAGGTTGAAGTTGTATCTAGGAATACTATTATTGCTGATGCAGGTTCTAATGTTTTATTAAACGGAACAAGTGTAAACAAAGATAGATTATTAATTGAAACACCAGCAGGTGAAAATCCTTTACTTGGTATCGACATGGAAGATAACTCTGGCGACATACTTTTAGAATCTACTTTCTTAGGTGTTATTGGTGATGAGAATGGTAAAGTAGTTTTAGATAGTTTACATAATATAGGAACAAGATTTTTAGCGGCTGAATCAAGTCTTGATGATCGAAGATTAAAAAATGAACAAGTTGGTAATTTAATTATAGCAGAAACGGGTGATAGATTAGTTGGTGAAACACAAAACTCTACATCTATTGGTGATCATATTGTTCTTGATGGTACAGACACATCACAAAATAATGCAGGTCAAAATTTAATCAATCAAGAAGACATTGATTTCTCAGGTCAAGATGTTGTTATCACTGATTCTGGTGGTGCAACAGGTACGATATTATTAGCAGATATTGCGACTGCTACTGCTGATGTTGATGTGACACAAGATACCGAAGGTAATTATATTAATGTCAAATCATTAGTGGGTGAGGATTTAATTAGAGTTCAAGATTCTTATTATTATCAACAGTTCTCTTATGAAGTACAAGTTGGTCAATCAACTGCAACATTCATAAACGAACTAAAGAAAGCAGTACACCCTGCTGGATTTGCACCATTTGGAAAAGTTTCTATTGCATCATTTATATCAGCCGCAATAGGAACGACAGGTTCACAACAAGCAGACCCTGTAGATTCTACCGAAACATTCTCACCAATTCTTGCATCTACATTTGATTTCATATTTGATGAAGTATTACAGAGAAGACATCATGTACCTAGAGTTGGTGCAAGGATAGGTAATAGAACTGATAAAATTACAATAGATGGTTCTTCAACATCAACACTTGCACTTGATGGTAGTGATAGTTCATCATCAAATGCAGGTAGCACAATTATTGCAGAGGACGATTTAGGCAATGTTAACATGATAGCAGAAAGCGCTTTATCACAAGATGCAAATGGAAGTATAAAATGTGAAGAGGGAACAATTACAATCTATGGACAAGGTAATAGAATATTCGCAGAAACAGCATCAGTTCAAGGTGGTGATCACGAACTTGTATTTGTTCCGAATATAAATGTAGTAGTACAATCACAAGCGAGGGCAAGATAATGGCACAGAAAAATTTATTATTACATTTAGGAAAAGATTCATTTGGTGCTCAAGACGGTGATGGTATACAACTTGAAAATAGATCAGACGGATCTTTTGAATATGGAAAAATTATTTTAGACGGAACAGAGCCTTTAGGGATTGTTAACTTTCTTGTGCAAGAAACAAATGGTGACAATCTTATCGCAGAAGATTCTTTACAAAGAACTAATCAAGTAAATCTTATCGCAGAAGATTCTATATTTTCTTTTGGAAGAACACAAGTACAAAACATAGGTGAAACTTTATTACAAGATAATCCTACAGATGTTGAACTAATAACAATCGCAGATATGGACGGAATCAGAATCGTAGATATTATTAGAAATAGTAAAATACTTTTAGAAAATCCAGCATCAGTTGAAGGATTTAAGTTTATGAACAAAATTATTTCAGAGTTAGATAATGTGACACCACTAAAAAGTGAAGCAAGTTTAGGTGGAAAATTTTTAGTATATGAAGATGGCACGTTTCCTGTATTAAATCCATTTGTTAATTTACAAAGTGGACAAGGCGATATCAATTCTGGTTCTATAGATGAAGATGGTATTGAAATAGAAGGTGGTGGATTAGTTCTTGCAGAAACAGGACAAAGACTGATTAGTGAATCATTATTAGGAAACAAAAACTTTGCACAAGAAGTTAATGGAGTTTTAGAGATAGAAGATTATTCTCCTAACTCTAATATAGTACACTTAATGGCAGAAACTGGCACACGTGGAACTGACGGATTTAGAATGTCATTAGAAAGATCACTACAACCAGAAAACAAAGATGGTATATTATTAGAAGACTCTGAAATAGATAATCTTGTGTTGAATGGAACAGATTTAAGTTCTACAGACGCAGGTGATAAAATTTTATATGAAATAGATTTAAATGATATAGATTTACAAACAAATCTAATATTAGCAGAACAAACACACATATTTTTTGATGAAGGACAAATACCACATCAAAACTTTGATTTAAGTTTGAACGAAGGTAGACCAAATGACTTGATCGCAAAAGGAAGTGTACCAGTGACCTTAAGTTCAGTGATAGGATTATCTACTTAGGAGTATAAATAACAGTATAAATATAACAAAGGAAGAGTAAGTCATGACAGCAATAATTACAGAAAAGTTTAGGTTGCATAACGCATCACAGTTTGTTGAGTCGTTTTCAGAAGCGGCAAAATCAACATATTATCTATTCATAGGTAAAGCAACACCATTTACAAGTGGAACAAGTGGAGGATCAGATACATCTCCACCCACACCTGCAGACGCAGTTTCAAACGAATTTTACAGATATGATTCAATGTTGGCTGCAAAACTTATTACAAGTTCAGATGTCTCTAACGCTCTTCCTAGAGTAAACTGGGCAAACAGTACAGTATTTGACAGATATGATGATCAAGTAACATCATCAAACACAACAACATCAGGTGCATCATCAATTTATCAAGGTAATTTTTATTTTCTTACATCCACAAACAAAGTATATAAAGTATTAAACAATAATGGTGGCACTGCATTTTCTGGTTCTGAACCTACCTCTACATCTACGTCACCATTTGAATCAGGTGGTTACGTGTTAAAGTACATGTATGAGATAACATCCTCAGAGGCAACTAAATTTTTAACAACTGATTACATGCCAGTATCCACAGACTCAACTGTATCAGCAGCCGCAACTGATGGTAAGATAGAATCACTTGCGATAACTGTAGGATCTGGTTACAATGACGGAACATATTACTTTCCTGTATTTGGTGATGGCACAAGTCAAGGAACATCTTCTGGTGCAATAGTCCGTGCAACTGTTTCAGGTGGAGCATTTGCAGATTTTGGTTTGACTGCTGGAACAGATACAACAATACATGCAGGTGGATCAGGTTATACTTTTGCAAACGTATCATTAACAAACGTATTTTCTGATGCAGCTTTATCATCATCAACAACTGTTGGTTCTGGTACTGGTGCAGTTATTCGTCCAATTATATCACCTAAAGATGGCCACGGTGCAAACGCTGTAAATGAACTAGGTGGTCACTTTGTAATAACTAATACAACACTAACTCAAGCAGAGGGTGATGACTTTACAACTGCAAACGATTTTAGAAATGTTGGTATCGTTGTAGATCCAACAGATTTTGGAACATCAACTATTGCAACTGCATCAACAAGAAGAATGACATATGTTGTTAAGTTTTCTTCAAACACAGGAAACTTTGATGTTGATGAACAGATTACACAAGCAACTACAGGCGCCGTTGGTAGAGTGGTTGAATGGGATAATTCTAGAAAATTATTATTTTATCAACAAGAAAGATTTTCAAGTTATGGAACAGCAACTACTACACAATCTTTCACTGCATTTAGTGGTACAAATAATATCACTGGTGCAACAAGTGGAGCTGTAGGAACGCCAAGTACAACAGGTTCTGAAAGTGTAACACTTGCAGGTGGTAATACAATCACTTTGACAAGTGGATATGCAAACCCAGAATTAAAGTTTGACTCTGGTAACATAATTTATACAGAAAATAGAAAACCAATACAAAGAGTTTCAGATCAAACCGAAGACATAAAGATAATTATAGAGTTCTAATATGGTACAAAAAACAGATTTAAATGTTGCGCCATATTATGACGACTTTAGCGAAGATAAAAATTTTCATCGTATTTTATTCAGACCTGGTTTTGCAGTACAAGCACGAGAACTAACACAATTACAATCCATATTACAAAATCAAATTGAACGATTTGGTAATCATATGTTCCAAGAAGGAACTGTTGTCATACCTGGTAATCAAAATGTAAATAATAACTATTATTCAATAAGACTATCAAGTACCTTTGCAGGTGAAACGATTGATGTATCACAATATTATAATGCATCATCACCTATAGAGATACAAGGTGCAACAAGTGGAGTAAGAGCAAAAGTTATCGGATTCAAAGCTGCAACTGCAACAACTCAACCTTTACTTTATGTGCATTATGTATCATCAGGTTCTGATTTAGAAACAACAGTTTTTCAAGACGGTGAAAATATTTTCGCAGATGCAGCTATAACTCATACAACTGCATATTCTATCAATGCTAATTCAGCAACCACATTTACACCAGCAGATGATACAACTGCATCTCAAATAGGAACTGCTGTCACTGCAGGCGGTGGAGTATATTATATTCGTGGAACATTTGTTCAAATGGAAGAACAAACTGTAGTATTATCAGACAATAGTCAAGAAGCAACAGGTAGAATAGGATTTACAGTATCAGAGGAATTGATATCACCAGAAACAGATGAGTCATTAACTGATAATGCAACAGGTGCCTCAAACTTTGCGGCCAAAGGTGCTCACCGTTTAAAGATAAGTTTAAATTTAACATCAATTGATTTAACATCAACTGCTGACGATAATTTTGTTGAGATAATTAGAGTTAATGAAGGTTCTACTGAACTTGAAGCAAGACCAACAGATTATTCCGTAATTGGTGATACACTTGCTAGAAGAACATTTGATGAGTCAGGTGACTACACAGTAAGACCATTTCAAATAGATGCTAGGGAAAGTATTACAACTACTGTAAAAAATGAAGAGTTTAGAGGTGTTTATGCAAATAATGATGATCAAACACAAGACGGAAATGCCGCAAGTGAAGATAAGTTTGTTCTTGCAGTGTCACCAGGTAAAGCATATGTTCGTGGATATGAAATAGAAAAAACTGCCATTACATTTAAAGATGTAAATAAGGCAAGAACTTTTGATACAGTAAATACTGGTACCTTAAACACAGAATTAGGAAACTTCATAAAAATTGATAACCTATATAATCAACCACATGTTTCAGATATTAGTGGTGAGACAACACCCTATAAACAAATTCAAATACATGATGATGTTATACAAACTAGAGGAACAGCATCAGGCAGACAAATTGGAGTATGTAGAGCAAGAACAATTGAGTTTGACTCTGGTACTGCTGGAAATACAGATGCCGTTTATAAATTATTTCTTTTTGATATTCGTCCATTTGTATATTTAACTTTATCAGGTGAACCATCAGCAACATTAACATCAAATCATTCAAATGGTGGAATACAAGTTACAGGTGTCACATCAGGTGCCACAGGTTTTGTTTTTGGCTCATTAACATCAGGTCAAACAGTTGTATTAACAAATACTTCTGGCACGTTTGTTACAGGTGAAAAAATTACTGCGTCTGATAGTTCTGAAACAGATCAAATAGTTGAAGATTCTGCAAACGCTGATTTAACAATATCTGAAGTTGTCTCACATGATATCTCACAGGCAAGATCAGTATTTCAAGATGATGATGATGCAGGTCAAGACTTTACTGCCAACTTAGTTCTTACAGGTAATGTAGTAGGATCACTACTTGCTGACGGAACAGACTCAGGTGGAACAAATGAAAATGCAAACTTTGTTTCAGAGGCCGATGGCACATCAACAATTGCATTAGAGACTAGACAAGTAGGAGCTCTAACAAATTCAGAAAAAAATATTGCGTTATATAAACTTTCAAAATCAGCGATCAAAACACTATTAACAACTGCAAACAATGGAATATCTGATACATCATTTACTATTAGAAGACAGTTCATAGGTACAAGTAACGCATCTGGTTCAATATCATTTACTGCTGGGGCAAATGAAACATTCTTATCACATTCAGAAAAAGATTATACACTTAACGTATTAACAGCAGGTAGTGGTAGTTCTGTTCAAGGTGATATAGTTTCAATAAGTGGCAATGTTGCTGGAACAGGCACATCAACAATAACTATTACAGACAATACAAAATTTGGTAATGCTGCAAAAGTTATGTTGACTGCAACAATGTTGAAAACTAATATTACGCAAAGAATTAAAACAACAAACTTATCAAAACAAGTAAGAGTTGCAGGTGCTACCGCAGGTGCCTTTGGAACAAAAGCAACTGACTCAACAATATCTTTAGGTAGAGCAGATGTATTTAATCTTGGTGCTGTTTTTGATTCAGAGGATACAAGTTCAGATGCAAGTTTACCAACACTTACACTATCAAGTGTAAATGGTACATTTGTTAGAGGTGAAAAAATTACAGGTGGAACATCTGGTGCAACTGCACATGTTGTACATCCTACATCACCAATATCATATTACTTGATAAATGGTGCAGGTGCAACTGATTTTTCTGCAAGTGAAACAATCACAGGTGCATCATCAGGTGCTACTGCAACTATTACCTCACTCACAGCTGGATCAAAAGTAATAACATCTAATTATACATTAGATACAGGTCAAAGAGATAACTTTTATGATATTGCAAGAATACAGTTAAAACCTGAAGTGGCAAAACCAAGAGGAAGATTGTTAGTTGTATTTGACTTCTTTAATCATTCAAGTGGATTATTCTTTAGTGTCGATTCATATTCTGATATAGGTGGGCGTATGGGATATGATGACATTCCAACTTACACTGCAACGAGAGTTGACCCAGATGAACCAGAACCAACTGGTGAATTTGATTTATCAGATTGTTTAGACTTTAGACCAACTTGTGAAAATGTAACAGGTTCATCAACAACTTTAGCATCCATTGATACACTTACTGGTAGTTCATTTGATTTCTTCCACAGACAATTTGATGGTATAGGTGGTTCTACAGTTGATACACCAAAACCAGGCACATTAGGCACACTAGATTTTGAATTTTATTTAAATAAAATAGCATCTTTATTCTTAACACAAAATGGATCATTTAAAGTAGTTGAGGGAACACCTGCCGAAGTTCCAAATGAACCTAAAGATATTGATGGTGCAATGAAACTTGCTACAATGTATATACCTGCGTTTACATTTAAACCAACAGATGTAAATATTCAAAGAACAAAAAATCAAAGATTTACCATGAAAGATATTGGTAAACTACAAAAAAGAATTCAGAACTTAGAATACTATACGAACTTATCATTACTTGAAAGAGATGCAGAATCATTTGAAGTAGTGGACGCAAACGGACTGAACAGATTTAAATCTGGTTTTATAGTAGATAACTTTGCAGGTCACAGAGTTGGTGATGTAAAAAACAAAGATTATAAGAATGCGATTGATCAAGAGAATAAAGAATTAAGACCAAAATGTGTATTAAGAGCTTCGTCACTTGAGGAGACAGTTTCATCAACTGATGAAAGAACAGCATTAGGTTATCAAAAAACTGGTGATCTTATTACTCTTCCATATACTGAGATTAAACAAACAGAAAATCCATACGCAACAACTATTGAAAAAGTAAATCCATATCTAAACGCAAACTGGGTTGGTAATATTGATTTAGATCCACCTGGCGATGAGTGGTTTGAAACTGAAACAAAACCAGACTTAATAATTAATATTGACGGAAACTATGATGCAGTATTAGCTGCAAATGAAAATAGACTTGGTACTATTTGGAATTCATGGGAAACACAATGGTCAGGTGTTGTATCTTCAAAAACAGAAAAAGTTAGACAAGGTCGTAATTTAATTACAAGAAGTATTGAAACAACTAGATCAGATTTAAGTAGAACAGGTATAAGAACAGAGTTAGTAGTACAAGTTGAAGAAGAAACGCAAGGAACAAGAACTATATCTAAAGCACTGATACCTTGGATTAGACCTAGAACAATAAACTTTACTGGCACAGGTTTCTATCCTAATACAAAAGTTTATCCTTTCTTTGACGGAACAAGTATAGCAAATTTTGTGACACCATCATCTACTGAATTTACAAATTCAGATGTATTAGGTGAAGGTGCTCAACTTGTAACTAGCAACAATGGTAGTGTTAACGGAACATTCAGAATACCAGAGTATAGATTTAAAGGTCAAGAAAATATTCCTAAATTTAAAACTGGTGAAGTAGAATTTAGACTAACATCAAGTTCAACAAATGATCAAGTTACTCTTCCTAAAACTGCAGCCAGTGTCACATATCAAGCAAAAGGTATTTTAGAAACAGAACAAGAAACTATTCTTGCAACAAGAAATGCAATTGTATCACAAAACTTTGTGACTGAAACTACATCTATACTTGACACATCAACAAGAGTAATTAGTGTAGAAGATCAAGGTAGTGATCGTCAAAATCAAGAAAATTCAAACCAATATTTTTTCACTCGACCTGATGCCCAAAACCCCTTTTTTGGTGATAGTAGAAAATATGTCAAACAAAGAAACAGAAGATGTACGTATAGTGATCCGATAGCACAAACATTTTTAATAGAAGAACCAGGTGGATGTTTCTTAACATCAGTTGATTTATACTTTGGCGCAAAAGACAATCAACAACCTGTTTGGATAGAATTAAGAAATGTAATTAATGGATACCCTGGTCCAAAAATTTTACCATTTGGTAGAAAACTTTTACAGGCCGCAGATATAAACACATCAACTGATGCATCAACTGCCACAACATATACATTTGACTCACCTGTATTTGTAAAAGAAGGACAAGAATATTGTATCGTTATTAGAACACATTCACCTGAACCTGCTGTTTGGATTTCACAAATGGGTCAAACAGATGTTGGTGGAACAAGAATAATTTCAAAACAACCACACTTAGGTGTATTATTTAAATCACAAAACAATTATACATGGACTGCAATTCAATCTGAGGATTTAAAGTTTACTGTTAAAAAAGCATCTTTTGACACAAGTAAGGTTGGAGCGTTGACATTACAAAATAAAATTATTGGTGAATCAGTCACAAACGAATTAGGCACAACTGTTTATGGTAAGAGATTAAAATCTAATCCTATCATATTAACAAATAGTTCAACTGTGATGAAAGTAAAACACATAGATCATGGTATGTACTCTACATCTAACAATGTGAGAATCACAGGTGTCTCATCAGGTATTAGCACAACATTAAATGGAGCGATAACTGCATCTGACACATCATTAACATTAACATCAAATACAAACTTCCCAGCTGGAAGTATAACATTAAAGATTGGAAATGAAATAGTCACAGGTTCTAATAGTAGTGGAACTGTTTCATCTCTGACAAGAGCAACTGACGGATCAACTGCTGTAGGACATGCAAGTGGTGATACAGTAGAATTATATCAAATACTTGGAACATCATTGACAGAAATTAATAAAGTTCATACTGCTCTTGCAAATATTGGTATGGATTCATACACAGTAACTTTAACAACTGCACCAACAATTAGTGGTGGATCAACAACAAGTGAAGTTGGTGGTAATAATGTATATGCATCAGAGAACTATAGATATGAGTCTGGTAAAACATTGATTGGTGCTTTAGAACTTCCTAATACTAAAATAGTCACACAACTAAGAAATACAACAGGTACATCACCAAGTGGTAGTGAAACATCATTTAGTACAACAGCATTATCAAACGCATTAGCAATACCTTTAAATGAAAATTTTGATCTATCAGTATCAAATGTTATTGCATCTGATATCAACGAAACAAATGAACTTGCAGGTGCGAAGTCATTGTTCTTACCTATCACATTAACAAGTAATATATCAGATAGATCACCTGTGATTGATTTAGGTCGTGCATCATTTATCGCAATTGCAAACAGATTAAACAACATCGATAGTTCATCAGATGTTTTTCCAACAACTGATTATAGAGATTCAACACAACCAGATGGTGATCAAAACGCATTTATTTACATGACAAAAAAAGTTGCATTAGAAAATCCAGCAACTGCTATAAAATTAATTTTTTCAGCACATAGAAGAAATAGTGCTGAAATTAAATCACTGTTTAGAACTCTAAGATCAGACGATGCATCTGACTTTGATGAACTAGGATATCAGTTCTTTAACACAACTGGTACAACTGACGTTGCCGTAAATGCATCTGTCGATGATGATGATTTTCAAGAATATGTTTTTACAGCAGGTATTACAGACGATGGCACTGGTGAACCTTTACCAGAGTTCATTCAGTTTGCAATAAAAATTGTTGGTCAAGGAACAAACGCAGCCCAACCACCAAGAATAAGAGATTTAAGAGTGATCGCATTGGCAACATAATGACAGAGAGATATTTAAAAGTTGAGGGATATACTGAGTTATTAAGAGATACAGACTCAGGTGCGATTATTAATAAAAATACCACTGCATATTTAAAAGCAAGAAGTAGATCGTTTGAAGTGCAAAAAAGAAATGATGAACTTAGAAATGCAACGAGAGAGATAAATAATTTAAAGTGTGAGATGCACGAAATAAAAAGTTTATTAAAGGAATTGGTAAATAAAAATGGCGATTAATGCAAGTCAAATAAGTAATCTTGGAACGATAGAACAATTACGAGGTCAATTTAATAATCTTGTAACTGATGTCTCTGCTTTAGAATCAGGTAATATAAACTTCTCAGCAATTGCAGCCACAAGTGCATCAATAGGAACTTTAGATATTACAGGTGCATTTACAATTGCATCATTATCACCAACATCTATTGATATAAGAGGTAGTTCTATTACATTTGAAGGATCAGTAGATGATGCAAATGAAACGACTTTAACAGTTACAAATCCAACTGCTGATAGAACTATAACTATACCTGATAATACAGGCACAATCGCACTAACCACAGATTTAGGATTTACAAATTCAACATTATTTGTTTTCCCTACAGCATCAGGCGATGATACTGATCTGGCAGGAGGTGAGACACCATTTGATGCAACTGCAACAGATGCTTTTGGAATAGCAACATCTTCAAACTTATATGATATGGCAGAACCAAAAGGTTCTACATCAACACAAGATATAGGTTCTGATAGTGGTATATAATGTATAAATATATAAATAAACGTAATAGGAGAGACTAAAAATGCCAACAGTTCTACAATTTAGACGAGGTACAACTTCTCAAAATGACTCATTCACTGGCGCATTAGGTGAGTTATCTGTCGATACGGATAAAGATCAAATCCGTGTACACGATGGTAGCACTGCTGGTGGATTTGCTTTAATCGGAGCTGCCTCTACAGACACACTTACAAACAAAACTTTAACAAGTCCTGTAATAAATACAGGTACATTCGGAACATCAATACTACCAGTCAGCGCCGATGGTACTACATTGGGTTCTGCTTCAAAAGAATTCTCAGATTTATTTCTGGCAGATGGTGCCACTATTCAATTTGGTAATGACCAAGATGTAGTAGTTACACACGACCCAGATGATGGTTTGTTTTTTAAATCTGCCGCAACAGGCGATGATAATCCTTTTTTACTTACACTACAAACAGGTGAAACAGATATCGCTGCAAATGACGTTCTTGGACAAATTAATTTCCAAGCGCCAGATGAAGGAACAGGCACAGACGCAATTTTAGTAGCCGCAGGTATTGCAGCTATTTCTGAAGGTGATTTTAGTTCTTCAAGTAACGCAACAAAACTTTCATTTCAAACTGGTGCTTCTGAAGCAGCCGCTGAAAAGATGTCATTATCTTCAGGTGGTAATTTAACAGTTTCAGGTAGAATTATTACAGATGATGCCACAGACGCAACAACAACTACAGACGGTTCACTTCAAACAGACGGTGGATTGTCAGTTGCCAAAGATGCAGTTTTTGGTGATGATGTTTCATTATTATCTGATAGTTCTGTATTGAAATTTGGTGCAGATAATGATATTACATTAACACATGCTGCCGATACAGGTTTAACATTAAACGGAACATTTAATGCTACTGTAATTACTGCAAGTGGTAGATTAATTACAGATGATACAACTGATGCAACATCAACAACTGATGGTTCACTACAAACAGATGGTGGACTTTCTGTAGCAAAAGATGCTGTGATTGGTGATGACATGTTGTTATTATCAGACGCCGCAGTAATTAAGTTTGGTGCAGATTCAGATGTCACATTAACACACGTTGCTGATGCAGGTCTTACTCTTTCTGTACCTGCAACTGCCGACAATAGTTTTCCAAAGTTTAACTTATCAGCGGGTGATAACGATATCGCCGCAGATGATGTCTTAGGACAGATTGACTTCCAAGCACCTGCCGAGGGAGCTGGAACAGATGCGATATTAGTTGGAGCCACAATTAAGGCTGTGTCTGAAGGTAACTTTGCCGCAGATAACAACGCAACAACATTATTCTTTGAAACTGGTAAGTCTGCAGCCGCAGGAACTGATGGTGGTAGATTAACATTGACTTCAACAGGTAAGATGGTTCTTAAAGATCTAGCAACAGCAGACGGATCATCAGCCACAATTACTTTACAATCAGGTGATACTGATATTGCGGCTAACGATGTACTAGGTGGAATATTATTCCAAGCACCTGATGAAGGAACAGGCACTGATGCTATATTAGTTGCAGGTGCTGTTGAGTGTATTTCTGAGGGAGACTTCTCATCATCAAACAATGCAACTAAGATTTCATTTAGATGTGGTAATTCTGAAACTGCTACAGAAAAAGCAAAGATTGTAGGATCTACTGGTAAGTTCCACGCAACACCAGATTCAATTCTTTTAATTAAGAACTCATCTGGTTCTACATTAAAAACTGTGAACGGACACGCTGCAATTTAATAGTTGACAAAACGTTGAAAATAGTATAGATTAGGAGATATTATGACAGCAAGAACACCTTTATATTACGATGGCACTGATTTAGTCGAGATGTCAGCATCAGAAATTGTTGAATATCAAAGACAAGCAATTTTTCAGTATGCTTCAAACCCATCAGTGACTTTGACAGTTGTATCAAGTAGTGGTGCTGGTTTTGATGCGATAGATGATACTAGATTCAAATCTAGTGCAGCCGCTCAACAAGCATCTTCACACCCTGGTTCTGGTTCATTACAAACTACAACAACTTCATTTGATAAACTCAATCAAGCAAAGGCATCTGTAAGTGTGACAGGGGATACAAATAATATTCATTTTCCTGTTTACTATGACGGTTCAGGTTCTATACAATCAATGACAGAAGCAGATTTTGTTGACACGTTTATTAAACCTGCGATTGATCTAATGGTCGCAAGTAGTGAAGCAGTTGCTGGTGACTATGGTGGAACATTTACAATTCATACTGGCACATCATTGACAAATCACACTTTGATTTCATCAACAGCAGTTTTTATTGATACTAGAGCAGATACATCTGAATACACCTCTGGTCAAATAGGAAGTGCTGGATCATTTCAAACTCACAACGAAGTAATAAACAGTTTCTTCTTACATAGAAGAGATGCAGTTGATAACTCACCTGCCAGAACTATGTTGTTTATTGAAAATGATAGTGGTGATCACAATTTAAAACAGTATGCTGATGCCGACATTGAAAGTTTACTTGCAGAGTACATAAGAAACCTTGCAGTAAGTGACTCAGTGGCTGCAGATCATCAAATTGATTATAATATTAACGGATCTGGTGATGCGAGAGGAACAGCGATGACTGATACTAAACTTAACGGATCAGGTACAGAAACAAATAGATTTGTCTCAGGTGATGATTATAGATCACAAAAGTTCCCTAACGGATCAGCCACAACAATAAGCACGTTTACATTTAAAATTAATAAGTCATAATTTTTATTATTAGGAGTACATTATGGAATTAAAAGATATACCATTGAAAGGATACAAACCTTTACCTGCTGTTGAAAGACAACCAACAAACGCTTTACAGGAAGATCACGATACATCTTTAAATTTATGGAATAAAGATAATTTTATTCGTGCAGAATTTACCAATAGCGATAGAACTCATGTTAGAGTTTATTACACAAATGATATGGATAAAGAAGACGAGTTCAATTTTGTATATGATGAGGATCACAAATATACAAAAAAACTTTTAGAGTTAACTGATCTTGATACAATGCATGAGTTGACATACAAAAGAATCAAACAAGAAGAAAAATATTTTAAAGAGTTTGCAGTTCGTGTAGGAAAAGAACAAGGTTTATTGATTGATCCTATCGCATATTATGATAGTGAAACTCAGTCATCTAAAGTTGATACAAAGTTTTATTCTTATGGTTTAAAATTATTTTTTGAAGACTTTAATACTGAAAAACAAAAAGAAGATTTATTCATTGTAAAACTTGCAGCCTTTGAATTAGACTTAGTAAAAAATTGTGAAGATAGAGAAATAAAATCTAAACTTAGAAAAGCAAAAAATCCTATTGAAGTTTTAAAAATATTATTAGAACTTAAAGGTGATTAAACACACCTTCAAAGTCTTTATTAATTACGTGAATTAGTGAAGATGTTTTACATACTCTTAGATTTGTATCACTAAGAATTAATTGATGCCAATGAGTTGGTAAGTTTTCTAAAGGTACATTATACTTATCTATCATATAAGTTAACATTGTTTCATTATTATAAAAATATCTGTCATCTTTTTCTTTTATTTCATCTACGACTTTTTTCACTTCATCTAATCTGTCACTAAATTTTAAATTATCTCTTACTTTTTTATTACCACCAAATGTGCCTGTATTCATCATCCATTCATTTTTAGGTTGACATAGTTGTGAATACACCATATCTTTATATTGTTTTGTTTTTATTACCCAATGATACTTGTCAAGTGTTTTAATAAATGATTCTTTATCTTCTAAATCAAATCTAGATTGAACAAATCTAGGAATAGGTGTTGGAGTCATATAAGTCACTAAACTATTGAAGTTAAATTTTTCAAATATGTTTTTATTTGTGTTTGGTATAATATCAAAATCAAGATACATCACCTCATCATAATCATCAAGATATTTTTCCCACATCTTGATTTTTTCTATATTTAAGTCATCATAATTTTTAGTCGTAAAGGTTGTTAGATTAAAATCAGCATTACAATTTTCAGCATATTGTTTTAGACCCTCACGTAATTTAGAACTAAATTTTTTAAATTGATTTGCGTTATGTAATCTTTTTTCTGTAATATCAGAAACTTCAGTTTCAATACTAAAGATTAATCTTTTTTTCAAATCGCCAGACATAATCAAACTCCTTATTAATTGTATGAACTATTTTTGTATCTTCTGGTATATGTAACTCTCTATCATAAAAATAATGCCACTGTTTATTTAACCATTGAACAGGCACATTGTTTGCTTTTAGTTTATAAGAAAAAATAGTTTCATTATCATATCCAAAAGTATCAGTTATATTATTTGGATACATAGAATCTTTTGCATAAACATCACTTCTTAAATAATGCATCAAATCAAATAATCCAACAAGTCCATTCCAATAATCTAATTTTTTCCATTGTTCTTTATTTGTACCAATAATACCTGTGTTTATCACATCACATTGCGGTGACATATTATTCTCTTCTAACATTGCCATTGTATTAAAATATTTTGCAGAAGGTGATCTTATAGTTCCTTTTACCATATCTAAAGGCATGTGTGTTGGTCTAATATTATCATTGTTATTGTAAACTGCAATACCTTTTGATAGATCCCAAGTTTCAAAAAAATTATCTTTAGTTACAGGTATCGCATCAAAATCTAAATAAAGTGCTTCGTCATAATCGTGTAAGTGATTATTCATAAGTTCTAGTTTATAGAAATTTACAATATTATACATTGTAATAAATGGAAAGTGTGTCTTAAAATATTTTACATAATGTTTGAAATTTTCATCATTCTCATGTAAATAATAATCAACACCAATACTATCTGAATATCGTTTTTTATTATCAACAATTTTTTGATAGTGTTTACTAAACTTATTTTTAGTATTGATATTAGTGGGTGTTTGATCCTTTTTAATTATATTTTTATCAAAAAAATCTAAATCATCCTCTGGTATATCAATATACAGACTGTAAATTACCCTTGACATATGTTATCCATGTGTGATATAAATATACTTATAACATATTGAGAGATATTTGTCAATGAAAATATTAATTACTGGCGACAAAGGATTTATTGGAAGTCATTTGTCAAAATCACTTATTGATGATGGTCATGAAGTTATTGGTTGGGATAAAAAAGACAACAAAAATATACTTCATATAACATCTGAAGATATTGGTTATGCAGACAAAATTGTGCATCTTGCCGCAAGAGCAAATGTAAAAAAAAGTTTAGAAGTTCCACAAACTTATTATATGAACAATGTTCTAGGAACTAAAGCAGTTTTTGAGGCTGCAGAATATGTCGGTGTGCCTGTTATTTTTGCATCATCATCTACTGCTGCCCAATGGTGGTTATCACCATATGGAACAACTAAAAAAATGACTGAAGTTATTTCAGATAATTATTTACAAAATGTTGCACTTAGATTTTCTAATGTTTATGGTGATGGTCAAAGAGATACGATGTTATTTCAAAGAATGATCAACGATTCACTAGAGTTTGTTAGTAATAATCATGTTAGAGACTTTATACACGTTGATGATGTTGTAGATGCAATTAAAATATTTTTATATGCAAAACAATTTGAATTTGATAGAATATATGATGTTGGTACAGGTGAAGGACTAAATGTAAATAATTTAGTAGAAGATTATGGATTTAATGTTGAGGAAAGAGTTGGTGAGTCTTGTGAAATGTTAGATAATACGGCTGATATTACAAAATTGACTAGATTAGGATGGTCACCAAAAAGAGATATACATAAATACTTAAAAGGAAAATTAGATGGCAGAACCAAACTCAAAAACAACACTAAAGGATTATTGTCTTAGAAATTTAGGATTTGGAGTTGTTGATATCAATGTATCAGATGACCAAATAGATGATAGAATAGATGAAGCAGTGCAATACTTCGCTCACTATTACTATGATAATATTGAGAAGATGTATTTGAAATATAAGTTGACTGAATCTGATATAGCAAGATTTAAGACTAATGAAACAACAACAGCGACAGATAGATCAGATAGTTCACTAACTTTTTCATTTGAAGAGGGGAAAAATTTTATATCCATGCCCTCAAGTGTTGTATCAGTATTAAATATTTTTTCATTCGATAATGCGGCAACAAATAATATGTTTGATATTCGTTATCAATTACGACTCAATGATCTATATGATTTCTCATCAACATCAATCATACACTACGAAATGACAATGCAACATTTAGATTACTTGTCACATTTGTTAGTTGGTGAAACACCAATAAGATTCTACGAACATCAAGGAAGATTATATCTTGACATGAATGTAGATGGTGATGTCAATGCTGACGAATTTTTAATTATTGAGTGTTACAGAAAATTAGACCCAGAAACATATACAGACATTTACAATAACATGCATTTAAAAAGATATGCAACCTCATTAATTAAAAGACAATGGGGAACTAATTTATCTAAGTTTCAAAATGTCGCATTACTAGGTGGGGTAACATATAATGGTGAACAAATTTACTCACAGGCACAAGAAGAGATAGAAAAACTAGAGGCTTATATAGAAAATTTACAATACCCAGATATGATCATAAAGGGATAAAATGGCTGTTAATCAAGCATTTACTACATCAGGTAAGTTGGCAACTGTATCTGAACAAAATCTATATGCAGATTTAATTAAAGAAGCAATACAGATACATGGTCATGATGTAAATTATGTTGATAGAACTTTAACAGCAAGAGATGATATATTTGGTGAGGACTCATTATCCTCATTTAGTAAACAACAAACTATAGAAATGTATGTTGAAGATGCAGACGGTGGATATCAAGGTGAAAAAGAATTAATACAACAGTTTGGTTTAGAAAACAGAAACGAAATAACATTTGTTGTTAGTAGAACACGTTTTGATGATGTTGCTCATCAAATGGATTTAGAGACTGCAACAAGTACAACTGCAGGTTCAATACTTTTAGAGTCAGGCACAATTACATCTTCATTGACGAATAAAATTAGTGCGTCATTTGGAACAGCATACCTAAGAGGTGAGGCTGCATCAACAAGTTTATATGTAAACAGACCTAAAGAAGGTGATTTAATTTATCACCCAGTATTAGATAAAATATTTGAAGTTGCGTTTGTAGATCAAGATGACCCATTTCATCAACTTGACAATAACCCTGTCTATAAGTTAAGATGTAAGTCATTCGAATATAGTTCTGAAGTTCTTGATACAGGTATCACTGCAATTGATGCTGTCGAGGATGCACTAACAGGTGATGCGTTACAACATCAAATGACTTTAGAACAAACAAGTGGATATACTCAAAGTTTTGCATTAGAGTTTTTCACACAAAAGGGTTACACTGATAATTTACTTGCAGAGACAGGTGATACTTTGGTATCTGAAACTGATGAATCATCTGCTGGTGAAAGCATACTTCTTGAAAACCCTGCCGATAGTGGAGTTGATAGTTATATCATTCAAGAAGACTATATAGTAGGAGATATGTCAACTGATACAACTGCTCAGAATGAGTTATTTGAAACAGAGGATGAAGACGTATTAGACTTCAGCGAATCTAACCCGTTCGGTGATGCTGGGAGAACATAATGTTAGGACAACAATTTTATCATGAAACAATAAGACGAATGGTCGTCACATTTGGAACAATATTTAATAATATCAATATTGTAAGAAAAGACAATACTGGTACAATAAAACAAAAAATGAAAGTTCCTTTGGCATATGGTCCAAAACAAAAATTTTTAGTTAGACTTGATCAAGATGCAAGTTTAGATTCAAAAGTTGCAATAACATTACCACGTATGGGTTTCGAAATACAAAATTTATCATATGATGCAACAAGAAAATTAAATCGTGTGCAAAAATTTAAAAAAGTAAAAGGTGCAAAAGCAAATCAATTAGATACTCAGTTTATGCCCGTTCCATACAATCTTGATTTTGAATTATATGCAATGGCAAAACAATCAGATGATGCTTTACAAATAGTAGAACAAATTCTTCCATACTTTCAACCTGACTATACAGTAACAATTAAAGATATGGAAGATATGGGTATTAAGAGAGATGTGCCAATAATATTAAACTCAATAAGTTATGAAGATAGTTATAGAGGTGATTTTCAAGAAAGACGTGCAATCATTTATACATTAACATTTTCTGCAAAGTTTTACTTATATGGACCAGTCGTATCTAGTAAAGTTATTAAACAAGTTCAAGTTGATCAATATGCTGATATGCCTGTAAATACACCAACTAGAGAACAAAGATATACAGTGACACCAAGTCCTACAACTGCTGATGCTGATGATGATTTTGGATTTAATGAGACAATATCATTTTTTGAAGATGCTAAGAATTTTAATCCAGCAACAGGTGAGGATGAACCTAAATGATGATAAATGATATTCAAATCAAAAACAATTAACTTAGACATAACACATAGATGCACTTTACAATGTTCTAAATGTTCAAGACAAGACCCTAATTATGTTTATGACAAAAGGGATACAACACTTGAAGAGTTTGATAAAATAACAAATTATTATCAAGAGATAATTTTTTGTGGACAAATTTCCGATCCTATCTTTCATCCACAGTTTGATAAATTTTTAAAAATGTGTAAGGATAAAAATGTCTTTGCAGAGATTCATACTGCAGCTAGTCATCGTAAAATAGAACAATATAAAAATTTTTTTGAAGCAAACACAGATGCCAAATGGGTTTTTGGTATTGACGGACTTCCTAAAGATAGTCACAAGTATAGAATAAATCAAGACGGTGAATATCTTTTTGATATAATGTTATTAGCAAAAAAAGAATATAACATAAACGTGTCTTGGCAATATATTGTATTTCCTTATAATGAAGATGATTTATTTACTGCAATGGGTATCGCAAGAGATAATGATATTAACTTTTTAATTATTGAGTCATCTAGGTTTGATGATGAGGAACAATTACCCGATCTAAATAATAAACAATATGAAATGGTTTATGATTTTAAACCACAATGTATAAATGGTAATAAAGAACACGGTCACACATCAAAAGGATTTGTTTTACCTTGTTGTTGGTCTGATGTTAACAAAAATCAGATACCAGAATTAACATTAGATCATTTATCATTGACAAATGCTGAAAATATAGATACAATTATTACGTCAAAGGAGTGGGTAGATTTTGCAGACAAACTTAAAACTAATCCACCAGAATATTGTAAAAGATATTGTGGATATAAAAAGAAAACAAGTATTAGATCAGAGATAAATTTTAATGACAGATAAAGTAGATAAAATAATAGATAAGACACTTGGAGTTGTCGATGATATAAAAAATGAATCTAAAAAATCTGTAACTATACAAAGATCAAAAAAGATTGATGACATTGATTCTGATTATGAATATCAAAGAGAAAATTTTTATAGTTTGATTGAAAGAGGTCAAGATGCTGTTGAGGGAATACTAGAACTTGCTCAAGAATCAGAACACCCACGTGCTTATGAAGTGGCAGGTAATTTAATAAAACAAGTTTCTGAAGTTACAGAAAAACTTGTTGACCTACAAACTAAAATGAAAAAATTAAAAGAAGTTCCTAACAGTGGTCCAAAAAATGTGACAAATGCTTTATTTGTTGGATCTACCGCTGAGTTACAAAAAATGTTAAAAAAGAAAGATGATTAATTTAGAAAACTCTTCAGTTGATCTAGACATATCAAATAAATGCACCTTAGAGTGTAATCGATGTGAACGTCAAGAATTACGTAGCATGAATAAAAGTGTGCCTGGTGGTGATATGTCAGTCGATGATTTTATCAAAGTTTGTGATTATTATGGAAATGATGAAAACTATATTGCATTCTGTGGTCCTATTAGTGATCCTATATTTAATCCAAATATCTTAGAATTTTTAAAGATTGCATATGAAAAAAATAAACGTATTAAAATTCATACAGCTGCAACATCAAAAGATAAAAAGATTGATTGGTATGAAAGAGCATTTGATATGAATCCAAACGCAAGGTGGATATTTGGTTTAGACGGACTACCTAACAAAAGTTGGATTTATAGAGTTAATCAAGATAGTGATTTAATTTATGATGCAATGATATTATGTGCAAAAAAGAATATGGATGTAATATGGCAGTATCTAGTCTTTGGTTATAATGAAGATCAAATAGAGGAAGCAAAAGATATTGCTGAGAATAATAATATTACATTAGAGATAAATTATACATCTAGATATATTGATCATGTCATATACAAACCAACAAATGATGTTGTCAACGAGACAAAAAAAACTGTAGAGTATGGATTTTATCCAAGATGTTTGTCAAACAATAGACCACCATATGTTAGTGCGACAGGTCAAATACTTCCTTGTTGTTGGGTTGATCAACCCACAGTAAATTTTTTAGAAAACGATCCTGTCATATCAACTTTAAATAGAGAAGATTTTAATATTAAAAATGTTAAAAATATAAAAGATGTATATAAACATGAAGTATATAAAAAGTTTTACAATGATTTAATAAATAATCATGATAGTTGTTCAGAATATTGTAAAAAAAAATGTTCGCAAAAAATGGAAAACCCAACTAGAATTAAAAAACGTTATGGAAAATTATCTAGGCAATCCTAATTTAAAAAAAGTCAATACACCTCAAGAATATACAAAAGAACAAATTCTTGAATATCAAAAGTGTATGGATGATCCATTGTATTTTATTGAACAACATATGAAGATAATATCTCTTGACGAAGGGTTGATTGATTTTAAACCATATAATTTTCAAAAAGAAATGATAGGCACATTTCATAAGAATCGTTTTTCTATTTGTAAACTACCAAGACAGTCTGGTAAATCAACAATTATGTTATCATATCTTTTACACTATGCACTATTCAATGCAAATATTAATATTGCAATATTGGCTAACAAAGCTGCAACTGCAAGAGATTTACTAGGAAGATTACAACTTGCATATGAAAATCTACCGACATGGTTACAACAAGGTATAATGTCATGGAATAAAGGTTCTCTTGAATTAGAAAATGGTTCAAAGATACTTGCATCGTCAACATCAGCATCTGCTGTTCGTGGTAGTTCATATAACATAATATTCTTAGATGAGTTTGCTTACGTTCCGTCACAAATTGCTGATGAATTTTTTAGTTCAGTTTATCCTACCATATCATCTGGTAAGACAACAAAAGTTATTATAGTATCTACACCTCATGGTATGAATATGTTTTATAAACTATGGAATGATGCGATACACAAAAGAAATACATATGTTCCTATCGAGGTTCATTGGAGTGAAGTGCCTGGTCGTGATGATAAATGGAAAGAGGAAACAATAAAAAATACAAGTGAACAACAATTTAGAACAGAGTTTGAATGTGAGTTTTTAGGATCAGTAAATACATTAATTAATCCAACAAAACTAAGACAATTATCATACAAAGATGCTATTACTTACAACGCTGGATTATCAGTGTATGAAAATCCAATCAAAGATCATACATACTTTATAACATGTGATGTATCAAGAGGAACTAAAAATGATAATTCTGCGTTTGTTGTTATGGATGTTACACAAATACCATATCGTATAGTTGCATCATTTAAAGATAACGAAATAAAACCTTTAATGTTTCCACATAAAATTAATAATGTTGCTAAGGCGTATAATCATGCGTTTGTTTTAGTTGAAGTCAATGATATAGGTGAACAAGTATCAAACAATTTGCATTATGACTTAGAATATGATAACATAGTAATGTGTTACATGCGTGGACGTGCTGGACAAATTATGGGTGGTGGATATTCAGGTGGTAAAGCACAAATGGGTGTTCGCACTACAAAAGCAGTAAAAAAATTAGGATGTTCTAATTTAAAACAAATTGTTGAATCTGATAAAATGATTATAGAAGATTTTGATATAATAAATGAGTTATCTACTTTTATTGTAAAAGGAAATCAGGTACAAGCAGAGGAAGGATCAAATGATGACCTTGCGATGTGTTTAGTATTGTTTGCATGGGCATGTGATCAAACATATTTTAAAGAATTAACTGATGTTAATATTAGAGCAAAGATGTATGCAGAAACACAAAATCAATTGGAACAAGACATGTCGCCATTTGGATTTGTTGATAATGGAGTTGATGATCCTTATGAATCAAGTGAATATGGTCAAGTATGGACTACAGTAGATATACCAAAATTAGATGACTAAAGTAATTCAATCAAATCATTATCTAATTTTATCCAACAATTATGGCATAGTATCTTAGAATCATCCATAAGGAGTATAATCTCATCTCTAGTACCATTTATCGCAGTTGTTTTAGATTTTTTTCTAATTTCAGAATCATGAGGATGAAACTTCAAACATACTGTCTCAGACTCACCACAATTAGTACATGATTTATCAGACAGATGAGTATTCAACCATGCCACACGTTTGTTATAATGCCTTCTAGCGACCTTTTTAATAGTCTCTTTGTATTTTTCATAATGTGTCTGCATATTCATATTTATATATACATAGTATATAAAAACCATGATGTAGAAAAATTAATTTCTATAAATAATCATGAAATTACAAAGATATTATCTTAAAAGGAGACAATCATGCCTAGCACATTCGGCGTTTCACCTGGCGTTCAGGTTAGAGAAGTAGATTTAACGAATGTAGTACCTGCAGTTGCAACATCTATTGGTGCAATCGCTGGACCATTCGAAAAAGGCCCTGTTTCTAGTGTCACAACAATTAGTTCCGAAGAGGAGTTAGTAGAGATTTTTGGTAAACCAAATGCTGAAAATTTTGAAGTTTTCTTTACTGCGGCAAACTTCTTAGGATATACAAATGCCCTAAAAGTTGTTAGAACGGAATCTGGTGTTTTAAACGCTGGTGCAAACAGTGGAGTATTAATCAGAGATACAGATCATTATTTAAACTCATTTGCAGCAGGTGAAGGTTCACATGGTGAGTGGACTGCAAGAACTGCTGGAACATGGGGTAATTCACTTGGTGTTTCATTATGTCCAAGTGCAACTGCATACGAACAAATGATTAGTTCATCAAGTCAAACAGTTGGTGAGGATGCTGCAGGTTCAACATCTATCGCTGTTGACGATATAGAT